AGGGTTCTTAAATTTAAAAGACAAAGTATCTGCATAAATACTACTTGCAAATAATAACAATAAATTAATCTTTACGCTGATCTTCACGTTCTGCCTTTGCTATTTTATCAATTTCTATTAAGTTTGGTGCGCCAAGTAATGTTTTCAATAACACATCTTGTCTGATAGTTTGATTATCGAGAGCGCGTACCCGGTCTATGAGAGCCACTATAATCCCATGTTGAGCATCTAGTTTGGTGCTTAGTCTTTCTTCCATAGCATTTAGACTGGCATCTACTTTTTCGTCAACCACATCTATCTTTTGTTCCATGCCATCTATGATCCGGTTTATTAGTTTCCATATAAATATACCTAAACCTAAAGCACTGGCTATTGGGAAGCCCACCTGATTTATAAATTCTATGGCTTCATTCATTAGTTTATTTTAAATCTGAGAGCCTTTGTGTTGCTCTGTTCATATAGGGTTATTTTGCTCTTTCAACTATCTTTCTTACGGCTCTACTTAATCTGTTGTATTGTATTTGCGCAAATCTTTGTGGGTCTTCTGCTTGTGCAAATGGTTTTATTTCTTTTCTGATTTCTTTGAGAGCTTCACGCATTACCAACTCTTTAGCTGGATTATTTAATTTTTGATATTTTGGCGCTACTACTAGTCTTGATATTAAATTCTCAACCAATGGCCCCATGTATTTAGCCATTATCTGATCTGCTGTTCTATCTCCAGTGTAAGGCAATATGTCTATTCTTTTAAATCCTAATCTGTCTAATTCTTTTTCAGCAAGATTTTTTTGTTCTCTAACAGTAACACCAGTTAATTGTCTTGTTAATGGGCCGGGTAGCTCTATGTCAGTAAAAGGTAGCTTTACTGTTTCTGGTCTGCCAGGTGCTGCTGCTCTTGTTGGAGATTCTGCTTCTGGCAAAGTTTCTCTAATACTAGGTATGCTGGTTTTTAACTGCTCTACTACAGCAGATGGAATATCTCCGTATGTTTGTGTTTCTGGTAGTGCAGTTCTAAATGGCTGATCTTGTTCTATAAAATCTCCAAACATTCTTAATGGAGTTAAAAAACCACCCAGAACCTCAGAAGTAAATCTAGCCATAGCCTTTGAAATTCTTGCCTCATTGCTTACACCAGATATTTCATTTATAAAATTATCAACTAAAGCTAAACCAGCACCAGCCCTAAACTGCGCTCCAGTTAAACCCTGTATAACATCTTTCGCGTTTGGTGGTATTCTGCCGTCTTCTGCCCTTACTATTAAATCAGCAACCAATAAATATGGTGTTAAAGGAAAGTAAGGTCGCATATCTATTGTTTTTCCATCTTCGGTTTGCATTTCATACCATTTTTCAGAACCAAATCCTCTGCGTTTTGCCTCAATAGTTCCCATTAATAATGATGTTCCTATCATAGCCCTACTAAATACGCCCATATCTCCAGCAGCAACTTTGGCTCTTTCTTTTCCTGAGAGTAAAGATAAAGGCCCGAATGGACTATGTTGGTATTGAAACTTCATTGCATTGGTCATAAACCTAGCAAATGGAATTAATCCTGTAGTTAAAAAAGGTATGGAGTTAGATATATCTACGAAAGCTTTACCAAACTTATTATCTGGTGTTTTTGCATAAGTAAACTCTAAAGCATCATCAACTGCTTTTTCTACATCAGCCTTAGTAATTGCTTTGGTGTTATTATTTTTTACAACATCATCTAAAGATATCCCTTTTTTCTTTAAAGTTTTATCTAAAGAAGCAGCAAACATTCCCCTTCTGTAATAAAATTCTTGCATCCTATTTATTACGTTTAAACCATCAACTACTTTTTGCGCACCTTTTAGTGTTTGGGTATCAGCAGCAGATGCGACCTCAGAAGCATAGTTATTAAACAATCTATCTTTTTCATTAACAAAATATTTAGTGGCAAATTCTGTTGCTTCTTTGGCTTTCTTTTTATTGCTTGTTAAATTTAATATTAAACCAAAAGTTTCTGTCTGATCTACTGGAACTTCATCTGCGCCAAATAACCTACGCATAGGATTAAATGTTCTGTTTAGAATATTATCCATACCTTTACTTAAAGTATGCAGACCCACTCTACCTACTTGCGCTGTAAAGTTTCTCATAGAAGTGGCTATTTGGCTTACCAAAAGCCCCCTTCTTACGTTATCTAGTTTGTATGCTGTATCGCCAAAAGATTTAATGAGTGAGCTTGCCATCCCTTCTTGAGGTGCAGTTTCAGATATTTGTTGACCAATATCTTTCATTGCTTTTTTTGCCACACTTAATTGAGCCAACCTTCGACCAGCATCAGAAGCGCCCAATCTCCAAAGTTGTGCAAATTGGATTTCATTTATATTGTTTCTTTTTAATACATCAGTAAAAGCCTTTCTGTATGTTTCGCTTTTATTTACTAATTGCAAAGCATCGAATAATTGATCTGATATTTTTATGTTTGGGTCTCTTGGTATTTGTAATTCATCTAATACTTCAATACCAACATCAATTCCTTTTTGACTAATATCTAAATTAAAATCTGTTTGTAAATCTTGTTTTACATCTGCAACTTCTTGTCTAACATCTTCTGCTAATTTTCTATCAAATTTTTCTACATCTGGCTTGATTCTTTCCTTTGCTTCTTTAACAGTAGAAGTTGTATCAATAACAGACTTAGCTTCCATTTTTTGCAATTCTTCTTGTGTTTGTTTTGCTGCTTTCCTACTACCAATACCACCAACAGTTCCACCTAAAACTGATCCAGCAGTCGCACCAATCAATGCAGCTTTGCCAGATTGCTTTAAATCAAACCCTTCTTGTTCGCCAGCTTGGATTCTTGCTGATTGTCTTGCAGCATTATCAGCAGTAGCGTAAATAGAGGCTTCTATTGCACCAACTTTTGCACCCTGTTTTACACCCGCTTTAGTTGCTTGTTTTACACCCTCTTTGATTCCTTGTTTTAATGCTTGCGCACCAGCAGTTGCTGCACCAAATGTTCCGATACCAGCATAAGTAGTTGGGTCAGTTAGTACACCTTTTGCAAATCTACCAAAACCAGCAAGACTAGCTTCTTTTTCATCATACATATCCATCAATGTAACAAAATCTTTTTTTTGCTGATCTGTGGCTTTAGTTAGTTGCGTAGCTTCTAAACCCATCTTTGGAAGGTTATAGTTAAATAAACCCATATAACGCAATCCATAATTTGCGTATTGCTCATCCGAATCTAAATCAGGGGCATCCTCACCTTCATTTAACTTATATACCGATTTAGAAGCATTAATCCATTCTGGATTTTTTACTATGTTTTCTTCCGTCAGTTTTTCTGGTTGCATAGCTGAACCACCAAGCTGACCAGCAAATATATCTCTTGCTTCTTGTTGCGTAGGCTGTCTGTTGCTTGTTACCTTTAAAGTTTGACCAGTATTAGGATCGGTGATTTGGTAAACAGACATATCATTATTCAATCTTGTCAATTTGTAATGTGGAAGTAGGTTGACCGCCAGTTAAATCAATACCTAAAGATTCAAAAATATTTTCAACAGTTTTGTTTTTCATAAATTCATCGTAAATAGTTTTTTCGCCTTCTGGCAAGTCTTCTGGTTTTATTCCTTGTTGTATCTTTTGCAATATAACTAATTTTATACTATTAATTTGTTGACTAGGGCTTAAAGGTGTAACACTATCATCAGCAAAATAATTAGGTGATATGCCTTCTACCGCAGCTCTTGCTTTTCCTTCTGGCATCCCATCTTCAACTAATTGATCTATCAAGTTATTTTTTTGATCTTTAATTTCTTGAGTTTTAATGTTTTGCAATCTTTGTTGCTCCATTGCTTGCAACCTAACACCCGCATATCTTTCTGGATCAAGAGAAGCTAACTCATACATTTCTTTTGTCATTGCGCCTTCTTCTAATAGCATATCTAATTTTTTTTGAGCATCTGATTTTCTTTGTTCAATTTTTGCTTTTTCTAACGCAATTTCTTTTCTTCTTCTTTCGTTTTCTTGTTGTTGAGCAATAAAAGCCATTCTTCTTGGATCGCCAGATAGTCTTGCGCCAGCAATCTCAAAAGCTCTGCCTAGATTTTCTAATCCAGACCTTTCATCGGTTGCCATTCTTTCCAAGCCTGTGCTTGCTCTTTGACCTAAAGTTCTTAATAAATCTTGTATTGCCATTTAACTAAATCCTAAATCTGAAATATAACGCTCTGGATCAGATGACCCAGAATAAGTAGGGGTTGATCCAAACAAACTACCTAAAAATGGTTGTGCTTGCTCATATAAACCAATACCAGCAGACAATCTATCAAATATACCGGGACTGTATCTTTCTGTTTGTGTTCTACTTGGCGTAACTCCACTCACACCAGTTGCCAATAATCCAAGTTGTCTTGTTGGAAAGTCTAACGCCCTGTCAAACTCACCTCTAGCAGCAGCTATCGCTTGCTGTTGCAACGCTTGCTGTTGACCACCAATACCACCTAGCAAACCTAAACCACGATACTGTTCACCAAGCAAACCTCTTTGTAAGTCTGCTTGAAACATTCTATTTCTCATTTGTCTTGCAATGTCTGACTCTGCTGCCCTCTGCGCCCTACCAAAGCCCGCCTCACGCAAGCCAGCAGCAGTTCTTGCCATAGCATCTGCAAAAGGTCTTTGTGACTCAGATTCCAATAAAGCAGATCGAGAACCACCAAATGCACCAGCACCGATTGCCCTAGCTTGCGCACCGCCTCTAGCAATATCCGCTTGTCGCTGAATATCTTGCATAGATTGATCTATAACTTGAGAAGTAAATGGGTTTTGATATGCACTGATGTCTGCATCCAATAAAGAAGGTGCTGGTTGTCCAGCAAGTTCACTCAACCTTGAGACAGGATCAAGTGCTTGAGTTCTTTCAAACATACCTCTGGTAGCACCAAATGCTTTTAACTGATCTGGTGAGAAACCAGCAACCATAGGTCCAGTGTAGGGTACAAAAGGTTGTTGTGATGCAGCTTGCGCTTTTTCGTATAAATCTCTTTGTATTGCTTGGGTTTGTGGGTCAACCATCATTGATGATTGAGTTTGACCTGTGCTACTTCCACCGCCCATCAAACCTTTAACAGCACCAATTCCTCCAGCTATCTGTCCTACAGTTCCAGCTACTTGGCCCGCAGTTGTTAACGCTGGTAATATTGCTGGTAATACTTGTGGCATATCTACTCCTATAAATCTTTACTTAATAACACTTCTTGTTTAAATCCAAGAGGTTTTGTTTTTCTAATCCATCCTTTTCTGCCACCGCCATATAACCTTTGAACGCCAGCTTCTTTTGCGAATTTTTCTATATGTTCTAACATTTCTTTGAATTCTTCAAAGTTTCCGCCAAAAACTAATATATTCATTGCTTTGATTTGCGGAAATAATATTAACTCAGTAACCATTGCGGATTCCTTACCAGGCCATAGAAAGGCTATTCCGTTTCTTATTTTATCCTCTATATCATTAATTGTATAGGTGTCTTGATACTTCATTGCCTTTACAAGTAATGGCTTACATCTTTTCCATTCTATTTCCCACGGGTCAAGTTCTTGCTGTGGGTGTAAATCAATAACTTTTTTAATCGCCTTTTGCATATTCTATTATACTGGCAACAACGTCAATCACATTAGCAGTTGATGCTGTTACCTTTAAAATCTCTCCGGCAGTTAAAAGCAAACTTCTACTTAATAATTCATGCGTAGTGTCTGTTGCCATGTTGTAAGTGTTATACAAAATAAATACATTGGATGATGTGTCTGTTAATGTAACAGTTATAGTTGCATCTCCTGAGTGTGCATTACTGACAATAATTGATTCTACAATAGCAAAATCAAAGTCATTGCCAGTAGGTGCTGTATATAAAGTAGTAACACCAGTAGAGCTTAAATCTAGTTTTGCGTTTGTTGCTCTTTGTATGTATTGTCTTTGTGAGGATAAATCCATTATCTTCTACCTCTAGTTACTACATCTAAGCGAACATTACCTAACTCAAAATCCTGTGTAGTATCTCCTGTTACTTTCATCTGCACTTGCCTAGCACTGAATCTAGCATCTGTGTAACCATCATTATCAAATGTAAATGAACCAAAATCTGTTTCTGGGCCTAGCGGTGTAAACCTACCAGTAAAACTTAGTGTTACACCGGGTAATGTATTTGCCTCTGAATCAGGTATTATTTGATTGCATTGAACGTAACGATCACCATTAGATATTTCTATCGGCCCTGTTTGACAAAAAGGTACAGATGTACCTAAGTTGGGTGAGTTATTTAATGTGGTGCTTTCGTGTTGATATACAAAACCACTATTATCACAAGCAATCGGATAATCAAATACACCTTGATCTACCCAGCAGCCTCTATCCATAGAACCCACTGACCACACATTATCCATGTAATTCCAAATAATGTATTTATCAGGTTTTAAACTATCAGTAGATGGGAAAAACCAAATAAATTCATTGTAGTTGGAGTTATGACCACCCGCTATTGTTTGACGATAGCTGTAATTTAAGTCACTAAATATGTAATCATGTACTTCGCATGGAACTTCTCTAACCCTTCCATCGTAAACAAATATCGCGTTCTCTCCTACCCAAGACAATAAGTTACCAGAACTTGCTATAGATCGAGTGGATATTGCTTTACAGTTAGTACCGGCATCTGCAACACCATATACAAATGGATTGCCATTATAAAACAACCTAGCAATACCTGTATCAGTAAATAAAATAACATCCTGTTGAAACTTTTTAGCACCAATTAATCTGCCACCTGTCGGCACTTGCAAGTCACCAGCAGTATTGGTTGCTTTAGCTGTCCAGTTTGTTTCTTCTTCTCTGGAACACCACGATACCTTTCTTGGATCACCACCCGCACCAATCGCTAAAATATGTCTTTCGTTTGTCACCACAACAGCTAGGTTGCCAGTGGGTGCATTAGTTATTGCTGTGCCAGCAGAATCAGGCGTATTTGTACCGCCACCATGTGGTCGCCATTGATATATCTTGCCATCGGATGCAGAACAAAATATTAAAAACTCACCCCAATTGTCGAATGAGAATGAAGTTGTATCAAACAGTAATCCAGACTGTGACCTGGCATCTCCGTAATCTTCTTGTCCATATTGATATGCACCATATCCTAGCGGATCGTTTGATTCATCAGTTACAAATCCTGTTGGTGTTATGTCATATAAAATATTGCGAGTTAATACATAAACTTTTTGTCTAGTTCCAATCGCGAGTACGGAATTTCCAAAGTTATCACTGTAGGTAAAAAGTGCTGTTGGTGTTCCTACTAATGCTGATGGTTGTATTTTTTCCCAGCCACCTATAGGTTTTAAGTTCCCATTTTGAAAGCGCACCAAATCTCCATCAGTCCACCTTCCTTTGTTTGAGTAAGTTGTTCCGTTAGTTACAATACCCGCTTTTGGTGTGATTGGCAGAAGTGGCATTACTTTTTACTTTTTTTTGATGTTTTCTTTTTTGTTTTTTTCTTGGGAAGTTTTTTATATGCTTCGTTTACATTGGTAGTTGATGGATCATCTGCTGCAAACCTACCTTTTTTTGTTCTAGCTCTGACAGTTTCATACTCAACTTTTTCTTTAACGAAAAAACTTTTTAATTTTTTTAAAAATTTAAACATGATTATCCTATTGTTTTCTGTACTGATGTTGGTGTTACTTTTTCAGCTATTTGAGCAGCAAGACTTGTTTTTAATTCTGTAACTGTATCTGCACCTAATGCAGTTTCAACCCAACCTTGAACATCTGATGTAGTAACACTAGCAAACGCTATAAAACTAGAAAGATCAGATGTATCCAACGGTTGTTTTTCAGCAACAAAAGCAGTTTGTGGGTTACCATCAGAATCATTATTAACATCATCAGTTGCAGTTAGCTTCCAATGTACTTGATGAATAACATCTGTTTGACTGTTATGTGTTGGAAATGTATCTACTGTTGAAACATCCCATGTATAGTTTATTGCCATATTATGCTTCCTCTAATGCTTTGATACGCTCTAACGCATCATCAAGTTTATTTTTTGTACTTTGTAATTCTTTTAAAAGCAGAACACTCAAAGTTGAATATGTAATGTTGTCAGGAACAGGCTCATCTCCCATACCCTCAACGACTTTTTTGTTTACTAATTCAGGTATTACCTCATTTACTTCTTCTGCAATCAATCCAAAACATCTTTCATCGGTTGTTCTGTCTGTATATCTAACAGTTCTTAGATCATAAATTTTTGTTGTATCAATATCTAAATCAATAATATCTTTTTTATATCTTTTTGAAGATGATCTGTAGGTTATTAGACCTGTGCTTGTATTATAGTTTACATCACTATTTCCACTTGAAGCACCTAACCCATTTGGAAATGTAAGTTGCGAGCCAAATATTTTTACATTTTTATTATTTTCAATAGTCATAGCTGTAGATGGATTACCATTATCTGCTACTTGGAAAACCATCTCTCCTTTTTGTAATGCACCATCACCTGACCCTTGCTGTGCAAAAATTGTAGCAATTTTTTGGTTTTCAGATGAGCCATCTGTCCTAAATATAAGACCAGTATCACCTTGATTTGAACCTGAGTCTGTAAAAAATGTAATCGTTTGACTTTGCCCACCTGAGAAAGTTGCATTTCCACCTTCAGACATATCAAATGAAAGAGGCGTAATAAAAGAAGAGCCATCAATACCTTGAAATTTCAAATCTCCGTCAGCAACGATAGACTGTATTAATGCATCATTCCCATCTTTCTTTATTGTTGCGTAGGTTGTACCGCCATCTTGGAATCTGACTTCACCGCTATCGTCAGCATCTAATCTTATATTACCCGCCACATCTATATCTAAATCACCGCTAGATAAATCTATTTGTGTGCCATCTATTGTTATGTTGTCTATTGATACACCCGCATCAGCAGTAACAGCACCACCAAATGTAACTGCTCCCATATTGACTGCTGTACCTGATGCACCAAATATTGCATCGACAGTATCTAAATTAGTATTTATTTTTCCACCCCAAGTATCTGTACTCGCTCCTACTTCGGGTTTTGTTAAACTTAAATTTGTAGTTGTTGTATCTGCCATATTTATATCCTATGTTAAGCTGCTTCCGACCAAGACGTTGACGGATCAGTTTGATCTGTCCAGGTTGTTGTTGTTACTGTTTGATCCGTATAAGTGGTTGTCGTTACAGTGTTATTTTCCCATTTTAAGCCACCTAAAGCAGAAAAACCACTGATTTGTGATATTGAGGAAGCCCCTAAATCTAGCTGTCTGCCTGTTGCTTCAAAACTACTGACTGATTGTATTGTAGATTCACCAGTAAATGTAAATCTACCTGATGCTGTCATATTGGATATTACAGGACCAATACTTGCACCTAAGTCTATTTGATGTCCTGTAGCAGTCATGCCAGATTGAGCTGCTATGACTGATGATCCAATATCTATTTGAACACCGCTTGCACTCATTGCTGATGAAGCAGCTATTGTTGATACTCCATCATGTATTAGTGAGCTTTCTGCACTAAATCCTGATGTAGCAGATATAGCAGAAGCCCCGGCTAATAAAAATCCACCGCTTGCTGTTAAAGATGATGATGCAGAAATATTAGTTTCTGCAAATTCGTAAGATGGTGTTCCCCAATGGCTTCGTCCGTACTTACTAAAGCCATATCCTACAGAAGCCATTGTATTAAGCTAGTGTTATATCTAAGTCGCCAGCATCAAATCTAAACACATCGCCACTACTTACTGTTTTGTTTGCAGTAAGAGCAGCATAAGCAAGTAAATTACCGCTTGATGATGCATCAAAAATACCAACTGCAACTACTGTTCCGTAGTCTGCTGTAGCTGTTGGGTATTCAATAGCTGCTGCATTAGTTGCAGTGGTTGGGTTTGTGCCAGAAACATTAAATGTAGCTGTTTGTCTTGCGTATGCGCCACCGCTTACTTCTGTTCCACCACCAGTATCAGTTG